GTCTACATAGTTACCAAATACACCACACTCTAATTTAGAAGAAATGGCCTTGATTTCTTCTTCGGTTCCTTTAACAGAAGCTAAATATGCTCCGTCAGTGTATATCAAAAGTTCTTTGAGATCGTTTTTTGTTTTTGCCATATTACATCCCTTCGTAATTCGTCATATTGTTATCACCATACGTGATCTTCTTTAGATCATCGTGAGCTTGGCGAAGCTGTGAAAGAACACTCTTCAAGTAAACAACCATAGCTTCAGTTGAAGCCCGACGGTCTTTAGCATTGATAACATCATTGTCGATGTTCACGTATTGCTTTCTCGCCTCACTAGTATCCTTGATACCCTTAGATTCAAGATACTCTCTTGCGTTGTCTAGATATGCGATAGCCTCAGCTCTTTCGAGCGAGTTCTTAGCACGACTATCCGCTTGTATTGCTTTTGCTAATAGATTGGCACATACGTCTTGACCAACAATCATGTCTCTTAAGTAAGCAGGAGCTAACAACTTATTTACTGTTGATAGCTCCTGTATCTTATTTACATAAGTCGCAAGACGAGTGACATCTACCCTTTCGGTTAGTTCACCCATTGAAACCTCTTAAGAGTTTAGAATACGGTCAGCTTCTGCCATGAAATCGTCAGAATCCGTTGTTGATGCTTTTACGGTCGCCGTGGCAGATGAGACCCTTGTAGGCGCGGTTGTCGTTTCAGCATCGTCTTCGTCGGACAGCTTTAATGCCACTTTACTGGTCGCTGGCTTGTTAGCCTTTATTTGGTTAGGCGCAGCAGTTTTAGTGGTAACAGACAGTCCACCAAGATCCGGCTCAACAGTGAGATCGGCATCTGGGCAAAGCTCAACCAAACGTTCAAGATTGAAGTCAAGAACTTCTTTGAGTTCTTCATACGTCTTCTGTTGATATATTGCAGAAAGATCGTAAGCAAGATTCTCATAGTTTTCTACGACAGCGTCTGGAAGTGGAGACTGATCATCAATGAAAGAGACTTTGCCGTTGGCATCTTTCTTTTTCGTTTGGACCTTTTCAACTTTGTACTTGGTATCGCGAAACTTGCCAGTCTCATTCGTGCGTACAACATCGAACCACACACCTGAATCGTCATCAGCGCTGTTTAGCGATGTAGGATCTTGGTTATAGTCAGAGATGTACTTGTTCATCTTCTCTTTCATGTCCTTGTGAGCAGTCGACTTGAGTTCAAGTAAACCAACTTCACCGGTTTTGTCAACCGCATTGTAGACATAAGAGGTGCGAGGAATGAGGTCACCGATAAGAGTGTTAAGTCCCTTTAAACGCTCATTAACATCTTCCTCAGAAGCGCCATTTGCGGTAAGAGCTGCATTCATTTTTTCGGCACGAGCTTTGAGCTCGTTAACGAACTCGACGATCGGACTGCGCTTTTCAGCCATCAGCGAATCGGAGTAGGGACGGGCGCGATTAGATTGTGGATCGATAAGACCCCATATAATCTGCCACTTGCGATACGGATACCCGTTTGAGTTCTCACCAAATGGAGGAAGAATACGAAACACGTTGTGTCCGTCTTTCACCTTATGGCGCTTTACATCTTTGCGGGATTTTAAAGAGTCAAGATTAAGCTTGATCTTAGGGTTAGTCATAGTTTGTACCTCATAGGTTATTCACAGCCGTTATTGGCGTATTTATATTATACCACAAATTGCAACGATGACACGCAATTAGTCATTGCAATTATCTTCTTCATGATCGTCTAAGCAATCGTCGCAGACGTATTCTCCACACAGACTGCATTCCCCAAATGTGGGTTCACCACAGCTGATACACTCTTTATCAGGAGTTGGTCGTGTCGGTATTCGTTGCGTGTTTTCCACGTTCTTTTGCCTCTTCGTTGGTGACCGCAGGTTTTCCTACCGTCTTCTTTGCCTTACCTGTCATGTAAGACTCAACGTCTGACTCATCAATGTTATCGATACCGGCTTTAAAGAAAGCCGTAGTTCCTTTGAAGTTACCTACATAGTAGATTAACTTTGTTCCCAAAGGTCGATTCTTAAGTTCATAATCAAGCACCTTCTCAAACACTGCAGGGTACTCAGCTTTAAGAATCCTAACTATGATAGCCGAAAGTTCATTATGATTCTTAAACGGAACGCCAACATAGCCAGCCAACCTAATACGCATGGCATTTAACTCAGGATCATACTTTACGCCGATCGACTGAAGAACCTCACGAACATGGTTCACTGCAATAAGACCGTTGCGCGGTGCCTTCTTCTGATTGGCTAAAATTTGCTCCATGAAGTTGGGTTCGTTAATCACGACTTCACCCTTTTCAAGGGTTTCTGGTGCTTTATCTACTACGACAAATTTCGTCATGTCATTTTCTCCTATGGGGATATACTACTCAATTCTCTCGATCTCTTCAATTGTTAGGTTAACGGGAGTTTTCCAACCCTCTTTCAACTTTCCTCTTACGTACACGATAGAGTTCTTGTCCCAACCCAACGCCGATTTGCGGTCCCACTGCGTGCATTCTATGGTCGAGTATCCATCAGAGAGGTATACTGCGAGCTTACACCATGGTCTACCGGTTTTCTTAGAAAGGCCCTTGCTCACCGACGATGATTCAAACAGTAGAATCATACCAACTTCGGTTTCAAGTCCCTTCTTATGAAGACCTTCAGCTACCTTAATCGTAGATAAGACCGGAACATCTCCCATAATAAGTGGAATACCAGGTCTACCTGTCTCCATCAACGCAGGCCATCTCGCCTTTATTATGTCAACAACGCCCTTATCCGACAACAAGTGCTTGTTGAATGCTTGGTTGTGTTCTCTCTCCATGAGAAAGACAGAGAGTGGATCAACCATCTCAAGGTCTGGTTGCAACCTAAGTTCTTTCTTCCTGAGTTTTTTATACTCTGCAATGAATGCCAAGCGACGCTGACCGTAATCAACTATCGACATATCCATCATGTCATCTGCTACTCTACCCTTGATGAGGTAAGAGATACCACCAGAATTTACTTTTGCATGGTCGATCCTAGCAACGAAATCTTCCAGCGTTGGGAACGGACCTTTTGTGCATAGTTCCTTAACGACTGCGGGTCCAACACCCTTGATGGCCGAGAGTGGAGTGACGATATATCGCTCCCCGTTTATTTCCCTCACCGCAAATTTATCCGTTGGATACTTAAGAGATGGCGGACGTACCAAGTTGCCCAACTTAGAGATATACTGGCGCACCTTGTTTTCATCGTCCAAGTAAACGTTCAATACGCTTGCCCACCATTCTAGCGGATGATGATGCTTCAAATACATAGTTATGTATCCCAGTTCAGCGTAAGCATAGGAGTGAGATCTATTAAATGAATAGCGCGAAAAAGCTTGAATCTGTTGACATAGCGTTTCTGTTTGTTGCGCTGTCCAATCGCGTTTGGCTGTTGCTTCCCTAATGCGAGCAAAAGTGTTCATTATGACGTCTTGTTTTTTCTTCGCAATGGCACTGCGTATAGTGTCTGTTTCTTCAAGTGTGTAATTGCAAATATTGACAAGAATTGCCATAACTTGCTCTTGATAAACTATAACGCCGTATGTATCCTTTAAAAAGGGCTCTAAGTCTGGATGTGTATATTGTGGATCAACTTCCCCCTTACGGACCATAAGATAAAAATCAGACGCCGATGTGATTTCTACTGGTGTTGGACCCTTAGTGTTTTTATTCGCCTTTTTAGTATACTCTAAAGTTGCATCCATGGCACCAGGACGCATTAGTGCAGTTAATGCGGACAAATGTTCGCGTTGTTCTGGCCTAAAATCTGTTACACAGTTCTTAATAACATCAGAGTTGAACTGAAAAGATGAGTCTGTGTCTTTATTGCAGAAGTCAGCATAAACACCCTCATCTTCTGGCAATCTATAGATATAAGGAATACCCTCTTGTTCGGCTAGATAATCAACCTTATCCTTAACTAGTTGAACACAATCCGAGACCGCAGTGAGAGTTTTAATTCCCAAGATATCAGCTTTAACAAGGCCACACTTCTCCACCATCCCAGCATCGAACTGAGTACAGACGATATTGCCTAACGCTTTATCCTTCATAACCATAGTTGGTACGCGCTCAGCTGCCAGATCCAAGGATGAGATAACAAATGCGGATGCGTGACGAGACCATCCTCGGATAGTTCCTATGAGCTTCTTTACCATCTTTTCCACATCAGGATATGTAGCAAAGAAATTAGCCAGTTGCTTGTTTATCTCAACCTGTCCAGCGTTGTAGTTGCCTTCCTGATCTGTGTATCCGTACAAGAAATCGTACTCATCATGTACTTCTTGTGGAGAGTCCGGAATGGAGTCACATATTGCTCTGACTTCTGGATCGTTGCGATTTCTGCCATAAAGGGCGAACATCGCATCCTTAATAGCGTTCTTTGTCTTCATCCTAAGGAATGTGGCTACTTGTGCAAATCCAGCACCATACTTACCCCTGAGGTAATCCATGATGAGAGACCTTGCGCGGTCACCAATGTCTGCGTCTATATCTGGGAACGAACCAGCTCTGATACGAGCGTGAGATAAGAACCGTTCAAACGGCAAGTTTGCCTTGATCGGATCAACGTGTGTGATCTTTAGGTAATAACTGATGAGTGAACCACCCGCCGAACCACGAGCAATATTCTGCAAGATGCCTTTTGACCTAGCAAACCTACCAATATCCTCGTATATCAAAAAGTATGGTATGAAGTTTAACTTCTCATTCTTCATGATGACTTCTAGTTCTAGTTTGAACCTAGCTAGGTAAATGGGATCTTGTTTCCACCGGCCGTGCCCCTTGATCAAGTCCATCATGAAGTAATATGTCTGATTGTCGTAATCTGAAGTCTTCTCTCTGATGTCAGCTGGTATGTCAATTTTGGGAAGGTGATAATCGTACGAGACCTTAATAGTTTTGGCTGCCTCAGCAACTTCGTACGTGTTCTCAATCCACTGTCTAAATTTGTCCTCAGTGAGCCAATCGCCTAGGTGACTCTTGAGTTTCTCGAACATCTGCTCCGACTGGAGTTGGTGATACGACTCATAGAAGTACCAGCCGTTTGAGTTGCCGTTCTTGAGGAGGCAATCTTGAATGACTTTATCTTCTGGAGCAATGAAATGGGCATCGGTAACCGGGATCGCTTTGCCGCCGTGTTTGTCCACCATTTCCTTGAGGAATACATTATAGTGTCTTTGTTTGTTGCCATCGCAACTGCACTCGTCGCCTGGGATTGGGTCAAAACCCCCAGTTTCCTTATTAAAGTTATGAGTGACATCGTTACAGTGAAATTCAACGTATAGTTCGTCCCCGAAAAGCTCTCTATACATAATATAGCGTTCTTCGGCCAGGTCACGATTACTGTCCCAGAATGCTTTCCCGATGGGTCCAGCAATGCAGCCAGTACCGAACTTGATACCAGATTTATATTGTCTGATTTGATCAAAGGTCACTCTCGCTTTTACTGAGCCGAAATACGATACTGTATCGCTGTATGCCAAGGATGCCAACTTCATTAAGTTGTGATAACCTTCAGTACTTGCCGCCCAAGCCGTAATGTGATAATGACTCTTGTCTTCGGCATTCAACTTTACGTAAAGTTCAACTGCTGGTATAAGAGTGACTGCATCTAACGGATGATTTGTCTTATGTTCTTTATTGTATTCCTTGATGAACTCTTTGCACCTCAACGCGTCGTACATAGAAATCGCAGTACCGTGATCTGTGATGGCGAGTGCAGGAGTGTTAGTTTCTAAGCACCATGCAACCCACTCTTCTGGAGAGGGAACTGCATCAAGTAGTGAATATTTTGAATGATTATGAAGTTGGGCTGGTTCTTTAAATCGCATGTCCGTATTATACAAAAAGTAAAGGGCAGCTCACGCCACCCTCAGACCCTCAGGAAATTTCCAGTTGGGGATTCAGTTATATCGGCAAGATGCCGCTGTCAAAACCAATGTCATTTGGGTTAAAACTGTTCGAACACAGAGGTTCAAGATTGACATGCTCTGTTCTTATACGACTTCCAAAGTGGAAGCTAAAGATCACGTTCGTACTTGAGCTCATGCTGATATCTAAGGTGAGACCGACTTGATAGTCATACACTTCCTCACTGGCTAAAGCAGATCTAACACCAGCGAAGAACGCAGCTAAATATTGATTATGTCCATTTCGGTAGCGCAAATACACAGCATTTCCAGTACCTGTTCCCTGAACGAGGACTCTAAAGTCTGTAAGACCTTGTGCAGCTGCTGAAGTAAGTGATGATTGCAAAACTGAATAGTTACCAGTTGGAAGTATGCCAGCAACGACCTGTGTAGCTACAGCAGTTCCACCGAGTGTTCCAACACTGATTGGAAGTATAGCGACACCAGCAATATTGTTTACCATCGAAACCACATCCGAACTAGAAGTTACAGAGAATGGCATTCCACCGATAGCATTCATAGCTAGAGCAGTTTTTACTGCAACCTGCGTTGGTGAGTCACCACTGAGAACAGTGATCATCACAAGAGTTGCGTTACCTGCCGAAGGTGGAACCTCACCACTGACGTAGTACCACATAGCGTATGAGGCCGTAGGTGAGGAGTATGTGAAGTATTTACCTGGATTAGCAGAACCAGCAGCTAAAGCAGCACCGTTCATGCCGTATAGGTTCAAGGTCGATTGATCTTGACGACCTGCTCCTACGTAGGCAACGCCAGCCTGAAAAGCGGCGTCCATCTGCTGTTGAATGCCACTTGGGCCGTTAAAATATGAGTCTCTTAATGACATGAAGGCTCCTTAGTCAAACTAAGGATATTCTATCAGAAGTTGGCACCTGAGCTGGGGTTAACTTCGCCTGACTGAATCTCAGTGATTTTCTCCAGGAGGAAGTTGATCTTGGCCTGCTCATAACGGATAGCACTATTGTAACCTGAGTTAAGGTCCTTGACGATCTCTTTAGCTGCTCTTAGCTTATCGTTGGCATCCTTTTCTTCTTTTAGCTTCCTAATTTCCTGTGAAGCCTTGACGATGAGCTCTCCGGCTACATCTTCGGTGACATTTTCGTGGTTGTCGACAAAAGATTTACTTAGAACTTTTTTTGTGTTTGACATCGCCTATTTGCCTCTCAATTTCTTGTTTTATTGCTTGAGCTCTTTGTACCACGTCCTCTAAACCCTTAGTCTTTTTTTTGGCTATATATTTTGCAAGCATCTTTTTCCAATCCGTGTGAATGAAGCCTTGCATTACGGCCATTTCAAACTGATACAGCTCTTCCATGTACTGTTTGGTGAGTCTAGCAATCCGTTCGGTTTGTGTTTTGGTGTTGTGGCATGTATCACAAATAACTTGGAGGTTTTCGGGTCCACAGAAGAGTCTTGATACAAAGTCATTCCAGTCAGTAAATCCAGTTTCCACAGCAATAACAGGAGAGATGTGGTCGACTGCGACTGCTGTGGACTTTGTCCATTGGCCACAAGCGCCACAGCAATACTGGACAGCATCCTTCTTAGCTCTGGATCCGTCCTTGTTAAACTTGGGTACCTCACGACGCACCTTCATTAGAACTTCGCGCACTATTGGGGAACGCGAGAACTGGCGTCTTATAGCTCCACGGATTGCAGCGTTCTGATTGTATGGGGGTCGTTTCTTCTTCACGAAGACTATTATACTGAATTGTTTTCGCCAAACTTCTCAAGAGACCACTGTCCGTTCTTTTCAACCTTTAAGACTTCAATCTTAGGTTTCTTCTGTTTAGGGTTTCTGAGTTGCTCAGCCATCTTCTTAGGATCTTTATTAGAAGTTGGAGAGATACCTGGCATTTTGGGCTGCTTTGGTACAGCAGATGTAGCGGATGGCATCGAAAGGGGTTTTACTGAAGGCATCTTGAGTGCGGGGACTAGGGAATTGCTATCCCCTTTGGGCTTCATTGCTGCCAAATTCTTCAATAGCGCTTCTAGCTTGTCCCTAAGTTTATCCATACCCCTATTTTATCAGGGTTGTAGGCTTACAGTGGAAATTCCGTTCTTCTTCTCTACATTAATTACCTTAGAGAACATAGACTTAACTTCGCTAGCATGATCTACGACGACTACCTGTCGGTCGGCTGAGAACTTGGCAAGTAGCTCGATGATGAATTCTCGGCCTGCATTGTCTAACCCATCGAACGGCTCATCTAGGATGATAGGAGACATGGAAATACCGAACTGGCGCTCCATGACATCAACGAGGGCAAAATCAACACATAGCGAAAGGGCTCTAAACTCTCCGCCAGAAAGACTACCGATTGAGACCGGTCTTCCATCCATCATGAGATGTTCGCTGAACTTAGCTGTTACATCACCCTTCACTGTTTCCTTGTAGGATTTGAGTTGATAGGTCATGTTGGACCACAAGAATCCTACGTATTCTCCTACTCGCTCGTTGAACGAATCTATAACGTGGTCCAGAATATAAGCTTGTGCACCGGTGGGAGAATACAACGAAACAATTGTCTTGTATAACTCAACTTCGCGAAGGAGTACCGTTTTAAGTAGTTGAGTTTTCTCACGGTCAACTGCTAGGTCCTTTATCTTGACCCACAATTCAGCATTGCTTTGAAGCTTAGAGGAAAGTTCTTTTAGTTCCCTTTGTCTAAGGGCGATTTTTGTGTTAAGGTCGTTAGATCTGGACCTTGCAGATTCGTAGTCCACAGATTCATTTGCCTTACGTTCTCTAATCTGTCTAGATACTCTTTCAACTCCATCTTCGCCGGCCAAGACAACATCACAGTCGTCGATCGCCCTTTTAGCTTCAGCTCGTTCAGCAGTAAGCCTTCCCAATTCCTTTTCTCTAGCAGCTTTAATATGAGTCGTATCAATGACATTGCCGCAAGTTGGGCAGGAGGCCATGTCCTCGGGGCTATCTGAAATTGCTCTGCTAAGTTTTTTAAATGTCTCGGCAAGTGTATCTCTCCGGGTTCTGGCTTTGGCAAATTCGATCCGCTTTGCATTTGCATCCTCTTCTAATTTAGCATATTTACTCAAGTCTGGTCGGGGAACTTGTTGAGCGTCAACTAGAAGTGCGGTCATCTCTAAGATAGCTTTATTGCACTCATTGATGTGGTAATGATAGACATTCTCATCTATGAGTGATTCCTGATACGCATCTATCTTGGACTCAAGATTATCCATCTTGGATTGAGCCGCCACAAGTTGGCTCTCCAAAGCTTTCACCTTGTTATCAGCTACCAATCTACAGGACGAAAATTCCTCTAAATTCAAAAGTTGGAGCAAGAACTGCTTCTTCTCTGAATCGTTGATAGACAAAAACCTGACTGAGCCACCTTGAGCGGCATACATTGACAAGATAAATTGGCTGTAGTTCAACCCCAGGATCGACTCCCATTCAGTCTGAGTGATCTCAACGCTAAGACCGCCCTTTTTGAAGCCCACACCTTTTGGTCTTGATCGCTTGACCTCATAGCTAGATCCTCTAGCCGACAAGTGCACTTCCACAAAGCCGCTCTTGTGCCCACGGCGAACAATTTCCGTTGCAGTAACTTTTCTAGGAAGTTTATCAAAAAGAGCGAATGATATAGCGTTAAAGATTGCTGTTTTTCCTGCTCCATTTGCGCGACCAACGTCATAGTTCCACCCTTCAACCAGCATTAAGCCATTCTCATCGAACTCGATGAAGGCGTCCTCGATACTCAGAATGTTTTGTATTCGTACTGACTTAATTATCATCTCTTGCTCGGAGGTTTGTTTATAACGAGTTCGTTCTTATCGTTATACACTAACCATCCTTCATCAAGGCATGTAGCAAGCGAATAGGTTTGTATTAAACGAGGAACTTCGACTTCCCAGAAGTATTCTGTTTTACGAGCTTTCCGCTCTACGTCGGCATCAGGCGTTTGTCTAGTGTTAGTAAACTGATCCACGATCTCACGGGATTGCTGTGACCCTGAGCCAGGAAACTGGCGCTTCATAACTTTGCCACAGGAGGTACAAGGTGATTCCTCTGTTTTGAGAGAAACAAAGTATTCAGCCTCGTAACCGCATTCACATAGGAAACGAAACTTAGGCATCTTAGAACCTTATGCCGATGCCTGCGCCAGCTGTGGAATGAGGACCAAACTCACCAAGACCACTGATGAAGAATGG